ATTCTCCTGAAGAAGAGGAAGAGTATGAATATCAAATGGCTAAGCGTGCTTCAACAAATGATGGACGTTCACAAATAACAGGATATTAAATGGAACTAGACGTAAAATTAAATATTAATAAACTTATTAATGCTCCTAACATTGCAGATTTGTTAGATGAGAGGGACCTTACTACTATTGGGTTTCGTGTAATTAATGAGTTTAACTTAGATAAAGAATCACGTATTCAATGGGAAAAACGTGTAGAAAATGCTATGAAGTTAGCTCTTCAAGTATCCGAAGCTAAGTCATTTCCATGGACTAATGCGTCTAATATTAAGTTTCCATTAGTAACTATTGCAGCATTACAGTTCCATAGCAGAGCTTACCCTGCTTTAATACCTAGTGATCAAGTTGTTAAAGTAGATCATGATGCTTCTACAAATCCTGATCCAAGAGTAGTTAAAGAAATAGAAGATCGTAATACACGTGTTGAGAAACACATGAGTTACCAATTATTAAGACAAGATGATAATTGGGAATCAGAGATGGACAAAGTACTTATTACAGTACCTATTGTTGGTTGTGCTTTTAAGAAAACCTACTGGGACTTCAATGAAGATCATCCAGTATCAGAGAATGTTTTAGCAAAAGACTTTGTTGTTTCTTATTGGACAAAAAACTTAAAAGACTGTAATCGTCAATCACATATTCTTTACTTATCAGCTAACGATGTTTTATCTAGACAACGTCGTGGTATTTGGTGTGAAGATTTTAAACTCAGACCTCAACAAACTATTCAAGAGGATGATTTAAGCCAAGCTCAAAATCAAGCTCAAGGTGTTTACCAACCTCAATCAGATCCTGGTACACCATTTGAATTTATTGAGCAACACCGTTGGGAAGACTTAGATGGTGATGGCTTTAAAGAACCATACATTATTACAGTTCATAAAGATACTCGTAAAGTAGTTCGTATTGTAGCAAACTACTTTGATAGTTCAATTAAGAGAAATAACAAAGGTGAGATTTTAACTATTAAACCTGAAAGTTATTTTACTAAATACTCATTCATACCATCACCTGACGGTGGTTTTTATGATATTGGATTTGGTATTCTATTAGGACCTCTTAATGAATCTATCAATACAATTATTAACCAACTTGTTGATGCTGGCACTATGGCTAACACTGCTGGCGGATTCCTCTCAAGGGGAATTAAAATTAGGGGAGGCAATTATAATTTTGCTCCTATGGAGTGGAAGCATGTTGATTCAACTGGTGAAGATTTAGCTAAAGGTATTTACCCATTACCTGTTCGTGAACCAAGTAATGTTCTTTATACACTATTAACAACACTTGTTAACTATGGTGAAAGAATTGTAGGTTCTACAGACATTATGGTAGGTGAGAATGTAGGTCAAAATACTCCTGCAGAAACATCACGTACTATGGCAGAACAAGGTATGAAAGTATTTGCTGGTATCTTTAAACGTATTTACAGAGGTCTTAACGAAGAAGTTCGTAAGGTCTATCGTTTAAATCAACTATATCTACCTGAGCAAGTTAATTTTGCAGGTGGAGCAGTTCTTGCATCAGACTATCAAAATGATAGCACAGACTTACGTCCTGCAGCAGATCCACATGTGGTCTCTGATGTACAACGTATTATGCAAGCAGAAACATTAAAACAAACAGCTTTAATGGTTCCAGGATTTAACGTTTACAAAGTTATGCATAGGTATCTTGAAGCACTTAAGATTCCTAACATTGAAGAAGTTCTACCTGATCCTGCAGGTCCTAACGCTATCCAAAGCGGTCCAGACGTTAAGGTTCAAGTTGAGCAAATTAAAGCCCAAGAACGTAAACTCTCACTTGAAACTAAGTTTAAACTTGGTGTCATGAAGTTACAACAAGAGGCTGAACTAAACAAGGCTAAGATCCTTAAGATGGAAGCTGACGCAGCTAAATCTCTAGAAGAAGCTGGAGGTGTTAAAGCAGGTCATGACATCGCTATGCTACAAACTAAGTTAGGTGCTGCTAAAGCTCATCAAGAAGGTATCATGAAGTCGATTGAGTTAATGATGAAAGCAACCGAGGGAGCAGTAGAGTATGACAATAACGCAACAGGAATTCTTGGAATGGGTGGACAACCCAGTAACCAAGGCTCTGAAGAAAGCCTTACATAACGATAGGGAATACATGAAAGAGCAACTTATCAGAGGTTTGAGTTCTGATGAGAATGAAATAAGAGGCAGATGTAATGCAATATTAAATATCCTTAGTGTAACTTATGAGGATTTAGTAGAAGGAGCAAGAGAAGATGCAAAATACTAGTGGAATTCACCCTAAGGGTCACAGAGTTTTAATACTCCCAGATCCAGTGGAAGAAGTAACACAAAGCGGTATTATTTTGTCAGTCGGTGAAAATAGAGATAGGGAAAGACTAGCACAACTAAAAGGTACTATTGTCGAATTAGGCAATACTGCATGGTCAGATCAACCAAGCCCCTGGGCTGAAGTTGGAAACCATGTAATCTTTGGTAAGTACTCAGGCCTTATCTATACAGGCGATGATGACAAAGAATACCGAATCATAAACGATTTAGATGTTGTAGCAATAGTCGATTAAAGGAAAACAAATGTCAGAAGAAAAACAAGTAGAGCAACAAGAAGCAAGTACTGAGCAAGAAGTCCAACAGTTAGATCCACAAACTGAAAAAGAAGCCCGCTTATTTGGTTGGGTTCCTAAAGAAGAGTTTAGAGGTTCTGATTCTGATTGGGTAGATGCAGAAGTATTTGTTAAACGAGGCAAAGAGATTAATCCTATTCTCCGTAAGAACAATGAATTACTTATGAAGAAGTTGGATGAAAAAGCCAAAGAGATTGACAGCATTAAAGAATCCGTTGAAGAGTTTAAGAAGTTCCAAAAGGAATCTTTTGAACGTAAGTCAGCTGAGTATGAAGTTCAAATAGCTCAGTTAAAGACTAAGAAACGAGATGCAATTGCAGCAGGGGATGGCGATACGGTAGTTGATATTGACGACCAAATCGATTCATTAAAAGAAGCTCAGAAAGAAGCTAAACTGGAAGCAGCTAAAAAACCAGAACCAGCTAAAACTGAAGCTCAAGTAAGTGTACCTGATGATCCAGAATTACAAAGTTGGTTAGGTCGTAATCAGTGGTTTGGTGAAGATACCGAAATGACTGATATGGCTAATGGCTTAGGAGCATCTATACGCAAACAATTCCCTCACCTTACTGGTCGTGCTTTTTTAGATAAGCTTGATGATAAAATTGTGGAGTACTTTCCTCAAAAAGTCCTAGGCAAAAAAGCCAAAGGGAGTTCAGTAGATTCTACTGGAAACGTTAGAGGAGGTACATCATCTGGTAAAAAGTCTTATGATAGCTTACCTGATGACGCAAAACAAGCATGTGATCGATTCATTAAAAATGGATGGATTAAATCTAAACAAGAATATGTCGATTCATACGACTGGAGCTAAGGAGAACAATTATGGCTAAAGCATTAACAATTGAAGAGAAAAAAGAACAGGCACTTACTAGAACTACTACAGAACGTCCTACACGTGAACGTATTAGAAACGTTTTTAATGGTACTCAAGCTAAGTTAACTGTTAATCATCAAATCCCTGGATATGTACTACACATCTTTAATGATGAACCTGGTCGTATCCAAACCGCAATTGATGGAGGTTGGGAGTTTGTAGCTCCTGACGAAGTGGGCGGTGTAAAAGATAGCGTTACATCTGGTAATACAGATTTAGGAGAAAAGGTAAGATACCTCGTCGGTACAAGTGAGAAAGGTGATGGTCTTTACGGCTACTTGTTAAAAATGAAACAAGAATGGTGGGAAGAAGATCAAAGAGAGTTACAAAAACGAAATGATCGCGTAGATGATGCAATCCGTGGTGGTGTAAACGTTAAGGACGGTACAAGTTCTGATGGTTTTTATACTCCTAAGGGTGGTATTAACTACAAAACATAAACTTAATTTCTAAAAGGAAATAAAAATGGCTAACGCAAATACCCCTCGTGGACTTAGCCCAGTAGGAACAATTACTGGTGCTGCGTACAACGAACAGGGTCGCCTTTATGCTATCGCTAACGACGGTACTAACACTTACGCTATTGGCGACGTTGTTAAAGTTGCAGGTTCTAGCGATGCAAATGGTGTCCCTTACGCAACAAAAGCGGCTACTACTGATACACCAGTTGGTGTTATCGTAGGTATCCGCGTATCAGATCCAGGTGTATCTCTTGTAGGTACTACATTGGCTCTAAACACAATCTACTTGCCTCTTAACTCAGGTGTTCGCTATGTTTACGTAGTGGATGATCCATCAGTTATTTTCCAAGTAACAGGTGATGCTACAGGTGTAGCTGCTGCTGACGTATTCAAGAATGCTGGTTTAACTATTACAGCTAACCAAACAACTCTTGCTCAATCAGCTCCGCTATCAAACACAGTATTGAACGCTTCTTCATTCTTAGCTATTGCGTCTTCTGGCTCATTAGCTTTACCATTACAAATCATTGGCCTAGTTCAAGCAGTTAATAATGAACCTGGTGCCTATGCTCAAGCTTTGGTAAAATGGAACAAGCATCAATTCCTCAACCCAGTTGGCACGGCTTAATAAGGAGAATATAACATGGCTGGTATTATAACAACCGCTTCACATCCAAAGGCTCTATGGCCAGGGATCAAAGCATGGTGGGGTCAAGTCTACGATGAACATAAAGAAGAATATTCTCAATTGTTCGACAGCGACACATCCTCAATGAACTATGAAGAAGATGTTCAACTTACAGGTTTCGGTTTAGCTCCAGTTAAATCCGAAGGTTCTGGCGTTGCATACGATTCAGAAATTCAAGGTTTCACAACACGTTATACACACATTGCTTACGCTTTGGGTTATATCGTAACAAAAGAAGAACTAGATGACAACTTGTATGAACAAGTATCACGTCGTAGATCTGCTGCATTAGCTATGTCTTTCCGTCAAACGAAAGAAAACGTTGGTGCTAACATCTACAACCGTGCATTTAATTCTACATACAAAGGTGGTGACGGTGTTGAATTATGTTCTACAGCACACCCTAACACATCTGGTGGTACATTTGCTAACGCTCCTACAGTTGCTGCTGACTTGTCAGAAGCTTCTTTAGAAGATGCTTTAACAGCAATTATGGGTTTCCAAAATGACCGTGGTCTTTTGATCAATGTTATGCCAAGAAGCTTAATCGTTGCTCGTCAAAACTTCTGGAATGCTCATCGTATTCTTAAGTCAGCATATACACCATCAACAGCAAACAATGCAGTGAACGTTTTAGTAGCGACAAATGCTTTACCAGAAGGTATCGTAATGAACCACTACTTAACATCACCAAATGCATGGTTTGTTAGAACTAACATCCAAAACGGTCTTAAGTACTATAGCCGCGTTGGTATTCAATTCGATCAAGACAATGATTTTGATACAATGAATGCTAAGGCTAAGGGTTACGAAAGATATAGCTTTGGTTGGACAGATCCTAGAGCAATCTACGGTGTTAACGGTCCTTAATTAGGGCTTAATTAAAGGCGGGAGGGGCTTAAAACGCTCCTCCAATCTTTATCTAAGGAGTTTATATGTCATACCCAATTCAAGAAAAAAAAGGTAAACGCCCACCTGTCAAAAAGGGTAAATAATTTTATTGTTCTCTGATGACGCTTAGAGATAAGCGTTGTTAAAACATACAACGTCAAAGGAGATTTTTTATGTCAAATCCAACAAGATTTTCAAATGGTGTGTCTACAAATGATGCACAGTATTTAATGGGTAACTATCCGTTACCAAGTCCATTTACTTCAAGTGGTTCACGTTTAACAGGTGTTGCTGAGTATGCAAATGATTTTACAGAATCAGTTGCAGAATACACTGTAACAGGTTCTGCTTCAGCTATTGCTCTTGCAGATGGTAATGGTGGTATTGCAGTGTTAACTCCAGGTGGTACTACTACAGCTACAGCTGCTTATAAAACAACATCTAATGTTGCTTTTGTTGCTGGTAATGCAGTATGGTTCTCAACAAGAATTAAAGCTTCAGCAGTATCAGGTACTAAAGCATTCTATGTAGGTTTAAGAAATGGTTCAGCTACAACAAATGGTTTATGGTTTGCTAAAGCAGCATCTTCAACTTCAGTTAACTTAGTATCAACAGTAGCATCAACAGCTACTACATTAGTAACAGGTGTTGCTACAGCCGTTGCTGATACATACCTTGAACTAGGTTTTTATTTTGATGGTCTTGATTTACTTGTGTATAATAACAATCAACTTGTAGCTCGTGTTTCAGCTCCTGTAATTGGTACAAATATACCTAGTGTTAATTTAGGTCCTGTAATGCAAATTACTCCAACAGCTACTGATACATTAACAGTTGACTATATCTCTGCTTCTGTAGAAGTTACACGATAATAGGAGGCCAGCATGGCTAATTCAGTACAGATTCAAACACTAGTTGATAGTGAACGTAATCTAGTTGTTAAATTAGTTGGTATCCTAGATACAAGTAACGTAAGTTTAGCAACCTTAATTGACCCAGCACTTCTTGCTTCAGTTAATTCTACAGGTCTAAACTCACAAAAACCTACTAAAGTAGCAATTAAAAAAGTAACTTATGACGTAGAAGATGGCTTAGCTGTTAACCTTTATTGGGATGCCACAACAGATGTACCTATCTGGAGGTTTGTAGGTAGGGGATTTGTAATGGGAGAACAAGTAGGTTTCTTACAAAACAATGCTGGTACAGGTGTAAATGGCAAAGTTTTATATGATACAGACGGTTATTCATCAGGCTCATTATCATTCAGTCTACTAATTGAATGTATTAAGCAGTCGAGTTAATATGGAAGAGATCATAGGATTATTGTTCCATGCACGTAATGTTACTCACAAGGAACATTTACGCACTAAGAGTTATGCAGCGCATAAAGCTCTTGGACATTTCTATGAAGATGTTATTGAACTAGCCGATGATCTTGCAGAAGCATATCAAGGGGATGAAGGCATTATGCCAGACATCCCTTTGTTTGCTACTACACCGACAGAGCCAGTAGATGACTTTTTAGTTAAGCAAGTTAACATGATTGAAAAATTACGTAACTCTGCTTCTTCTAGAAAAGCTATCCAAAATATCATTGATGAAATTATTGCTTTATATTTAAGTACTATTTATAAACTAAGAAACTTATCATGATTACTTCTGATGCTAAAGTAAAACAAATGGAGATCTCTGCTATTATTACAAGAGCAGATGGAACTATTGAAAATCTTGGAACAATTCAATATTGGCACAAGAACCCTTTTAAACGATTTTTATGGAGAATTAAAAAATGGCTACACTATTAGTCAATACAGGTAAAGCTGTAGTTACGAACCGTATTAAAGGTTCAGGCACTGAGCCTAATTATGTTGCTTGGGGTACAGGTGCAGGTACTACTGCTGCTACTGATACTACTTTGTTTACAGAAGTAGGCACTAGAACCTCAGGTACATCAACACAACAAACAACTACAACAACAAATGATACTTACCAAGTTATTGGTACAGTAACAGCTGGTTCTAGTTTAACTATTACTAATGCTGGATTATTTGATGCTTCCACATCAGGTAACTTGTTTGTTAAAGGTGACTTCACTGGAGTTGCTTTAACTTCTGGTGACAGTATTCAGTTTACTTTCAAAACGCAATTTAGTTAATTTTGATTGGGGCCTTGAGCTGTGGCTCTTAATCAATCTGCAGTTAATGTAGAGGTAGTCAATGGAAGTGCTGGTGGAACTGTATTCACTAAGGCATTATCTGTTGTTACCTCTGCTACAGCTTCTTTTTTAAGAGGTATTGGTGCTTTAAAAACTATTACAAGTACAAGTTCTGTACTTATAACACAGGCCCTTACCTATGCTAAATCTTTACTAGCTTCAAGTACATCTGTTGTAACTATAGTAAGAGCTTTTGATAAGATTATTACTTTAATAAATGTTTTATCAACAGCTACTATAAATCTTGTTACAATATTTTCTAGAATACTTTCTGCTACTTCATCTAGTACAGTTACTTTAATTAAAGAAATAGGTCTATTAATAACTTCTTCTATAGTATCTTCAATAGTTACTATAGCACAACAATTAAGTTATTTAAAAACTTTATCTGTTACAAGTACCGTTATTCCTATTTTACAACGTTACTTTAGTAAGATTATTTTAGAAGTACAAGTAGTTGCAGCTACTATTTTATTAGCTACTAATAGGCTTATTACATTACTAGCTTATTCAAGTACATCAGTTACTATTACAAAAGCTATAGATAAAACTATAGATTTAGTAGTTTCTACAGTTACTGCTACTTTAACTAAAACACTAGCTTTAATTAAAACTTTAAGTATCTCTGTAAGCTCATTAGTAACTTTAGTAGTAGCTAGATTTTACTTTAGAACTTTAACTGTAGTTTCATCAGTAACAGCAACAGTTAATAAATTCTTTAATAATGTATTGACAATTTCGGTAAATTGTGGTATTATATTAAGTAGAGCTGTAAATAAGACTCTATCTGTACTATCCACAGTAATACCTCAATTAGTTGTAGCAGCAATCTTTTTATTAATATTTCCAGTAGATAGAATAATCTATGCTGCGGAAAGAATAAGAAACGCTACTATAATTAAATTTAGAACCATATTCGCTGATAAGGATACTAGAGCATGAGTGCTTCTTTTTCGTATAAAATAACCACAGAAAATGAACAGTTTACATTTAACTTTTCTACGGTAATGTCTTCAGGAGAAACAATCTCCTTAGCAACTTCAACAGTACAAGTAGTATCAGGTACTGATCCAAGTCCTACAGCTATTTTAGTAGGATCACCTGTTATAAATGGACAAGTAGTTTCACAAAGAATATCAGGTGGTTTAGATGGTGTTATTTATCGTATAGAAGTAACAGCCACTACATCAGCAACTAATGTTTTTACTATTGTAGCAGATCTTCCAGTTTTATCTCCAATTAACGTCTAGGAGAATCTTTTGAGCTACACCCCTAGATATGACAATGGAGACTGGATAGCAGACTGTGATATCTGTGGTCGTAAATATAAAGCTAGTGCATTAAGCGAACGTTGGGATGGTTTAATGTGTTGTGATGATGACTGGGAAATCCGTCAACCACAAGACTTTGTAAGAGGTGTTCCTGATACTCAGATAGCTCCTTGGTTAAGACCTGAACCTCCAGATTACTTTATACCTATAGCATTTACTGCTCCAGCAGCTAACTTTAATGTTACTAGTAACTGTAGTTTATTAGTTCAATATTTAGAATGCCCAGCAAAACAAAATATTACAAGTTTAGTTACAGCATTCTTAACGTGGGTAAGAAGGTTTCCTGTAAGTCCAGGAGCTAGAGAAGTTAACGGTTCATCAATTAATACAAACTCAATAAATTAATAGGATAGTCTATGTCATCGAATTATCAATTTACCAATAATGCCGCCTCTACATTAGCGTCTAGTATCCTTATAGGAGCTACTTCTTTAACGGTAGCAGCAGGTACTGGTGGTTTATTTCCTACCTTAACAGGGTCTAACTTCTTCTATTGTACTCTACAGAATACTGCTGGTACAGTAATTGAAATTGTTAAAGTTACAGCAAGATCAACAGATACATTTACTATTGTAAGAGCTCAGGAAGGTACATCAGCTTCTGCCTTTGCATTAGGTGATAAAGTAGAACTAAGACTTACAGCTGGTGAAATTAATTTACTTTTTAGTGGTGCTACTTTAGGATCAGGTACTGATCAAGTATTCCATGAAAATGATTTAACAGTAAACACAAGCTATACATTAACAACAAATCGTAATGCAATGTCTGTAGGTCCAATTACATTAGCAAGCGGTGTAACAGTTACAGTTCCTAGCGGTCAACGCTGGGTTGTATTATAAGGGGAAATAGATGGCTTCAAGTATAAATGCTTCAACAAGTGGTGCTGGTGGATTAATATCTACTGCTGATGCTACTGGAACTCTACAGTTACAATCAGCTGGAACTACAGTATCTACTATTAATGCTTATGGTATAGGGTTGGGAACAGGCGTTCCTTCTAGTGGCATTGGCATTACATTTCCAGCAACTCAAAGTGCTAGTGCAGATGCTAATACTTTAGATGATTATGAAGAAGGAACTTGG